CTGCACGAAAGAATATTACTTTGCAGCGGGTGTGTCGCGCAACATTATTACAAAACCAGGTTAAGCCATTGTTTTTATTACACATTATTTGCAGTCAACTGCATATTTTATCCAATGTTTTCAATGGGTTACGGCATATCAAAGCACTATCATTTTTCCCGGTGGGACATAAAGACTATCATGAGCAAGCTCATGCTAGACTTCTATCATATGTTCGCTATCGCTCACTATCACGCGCCTGCGTAGTGTCAAGCGATATGGTCTATTTTGTGTGGTGCTATTTTGTACACAAAACGCTATGCCTGCACCATTTTGTGCATCACGTTATAAATGGGTGGCCGACAGAATATTGCGCTGGCGCATCGGCTACCTAATTTTATTACGCAGACAACCTGGCAGACGCAATAATATTACTTTGCAGCGCAACTTTGTTACAACCGACATAAAATGCAATAAAAACAACGGTTTAGCAGTGACTGCACGACGGGTACGCATGGGCCAGGGGGGTGTTACCAGTTACCTGTATACGGATTCGACCCGAGATTGGGAAAATACAACCTTAAACCAGTCCGCGGCTATGTACACAAGCAACCCCTTCCGGCAGAATTTAGGCACAAAAAAAGCTAGCCGCAGCTAGCTATGCTAATATATCTATTTTATTTCTGTATTTTTGTTTTCTCGGTATTTTCTTTTTCTTGTTGATTATTATTTTGTATTTTTTGTCCCATAACGAGCGTATAGTAGGATTTGGGGGCTTTATCAGGGGTATTTGTATCTTCATATCTTTTTTCCCAATAGCTATTTGTACATATTATTGGACTTTTGTACTTTTTTCTTCTGTTTCTTTTCATTTTCTGTATCTCGACCATAAACTTAGGTGTTACCGAAAAAGAAAAAAAGGGAAAAAAGAAAAACAAGAATTTGTACCATGTTTTTGACCCCTCTGTCAAGAGGGAAAATGCATCTGGTACTAAAATTAATTATCTGGTACCACTTCCTGTAAGCGGGTACTGGTAACGTTAAGTATGTCAAGCATAAACAGCTTCACAAATTAATAAAATTGTGGTACAATATATATACAATGGTGAAAAAGCGACAATACGGCTCAAAATTAGAGCAACTGTGTGCTGAGTATGAAACATATGGACAATATAAAGTGCATGTACCAAGTCACCACGTATATTACATAAGGGCTGCACTACAAGAACGTACCGGTAAGACCTTTAGCGTTGAGGATGTTGAAAAAGCGTTGGTTGCTGAGGACATGTTGCCGTACGACGGGGGATAACCCCCTCCTGCCAACACGACTTGATGCTGTACTTATTCCTGCGGGGTTCGCTATAGCCACTCAAGGGCACCACGGGACGGAATTTTGCCAACGTTGAGTTCCGTCCCATTTTTATGAAGGTTACAATGTTTGAAGCATCCTTACTTATTTGTTCTTTGGCGGTACCCACCGAATGCTTCAGACTAGAAGATACACGAGGTCCATACATAACGCAAGAATTATGTAAAGCTCGTGTTGATGAGATGGTACATGACGTGTGGGATGTTATTCCCAATGAGTCATCTATAAAATACAGATGTATCATCCCAAAAGCAGACGAGGAAATAGATGGCACGCAAACCTAGTAAGATGCCAGCCCGTAATAAGAAGAACTTCCGCTCCACTAAGTCTGGGGCAGGGATGACTCAGGCAGGGGTTAAAGCATATCGTAGAATGAATCCCGGTTCTAAGCTGAAAACAGCTGTAACCGGTAAAGTAAAACCGGGGAGCAAGGCTGCCAAACGTCGTAAGTCGTTCTGTGCGCGTTCCGCTGGTCAGATGAAGAAGTTTCCTAAAGCGGCAAAGAATCCTAATAGCCGTTTGAGACAAGCACGGAGACGCTGGAAATGCTAACAGCCCTGATAGGCCCAATAGCAAATATAGCAGGTACATGGCTGGAAGGCCGTGTCGAGAAGACTAAAGCAAAAGTCAAGGCCGATGTAGCGAAAGCTGAGGCTGAAGCCGTAGTTATGCAGAAGAAAGCTACCGGCGAGATTGACTGGGACTTGGAAATGGCTCGTAGCTCCGCATCGTCATGGAAAGACGAGTGGCTTGTAATTTTGTTTAGTATCCCACTGATTCTCGCATTCATACCTGGGATGGAAGATGTAGTAGCAAATGGATTTCAACAACTGGAGCAAATGCCTCAATGGTACCAGTACAGCTTGGGCGTTATTGTTGCTGCAAGCTTTGGGGTCAGAAGCGCGACAAAGTTTTTCGGTAAAAAATGAAGTACATAAGAAAGATATTAAGTAAGCTAGACGCCTTGATTGATGATACATTCTGTTGCGAGTATCACGGGGATTTGTCAAAGCATCGTCAGCACTCAACACGCTATGACGATTTGTGCAAATGAAAATGTGGCATATGCACGACAGAACCACGCCAGAGCAAGCGGAGATAAATCGTGGCAGAAGTAACAATGGAACGTTTTCTGAGGTGGAAAATACTACCCCGCCTCATGATGATTATGATGTCTATACAAGTATGGCGCGTGGTGGAATGGTTCATGACACTTCCCAGTCCCACTATGGAGCAGTCGGCCCTTGTCAGTGTAGTGACGGGAGCGATGACGGGTGCGTTTGCGGTATGGCTGGGGCATGAGAAAAAATGACTACGATTATATGGGCATTAGTGCTGACTGTTTGTACTGCTAACGGACAATGCTTTAACCAAACGGTACAATGGTTTGATAAAGAGAATGTCTGTATGAAATACAAAGCTATATACGAAGAGATTCCAAAAGACAGCCACTGGGCATCAGTTGATTACAAATGCGGTATTGTAGGAGCTATGGATATATAATGTCTATGTTCAAGATGGAAAACACTGAGGGTGCACCCAGAATAAAAACCTACGCAGAGTTAGATATCAGAGCTGCGGTCAGGAACTACGTATACACTTGGGACATTGGTACAGTTATCGAATACGCCATAGAGGGCATGTACGAAGAGTACATGGACAGAAGCAAGCCTCGTATTCACATAGATAAGCTAATGGAAAAGTTTGGTAAAAAATAATGAAATATAACACTTCGCATTTCTTAGACAAACTTATTGAGCACGAAGGTATGGTGCTTAACGTATATAAAGACACACTTGGGATTGATACCATCGGTATCGGACGTAATCTTAAAGACCGAGGAATCAGTAAAGAAGAACTAGCCTATCTTGACATACCGAATATAGAGGCAGTCTACCAACACGGTATCACAGAGGCAGATGCTCGCTTCTTAGCCATGAATGATATTAAGATTGTTGAAGATGAACTGTGCAGAGTGCACACGTGCGTCGAAGACCTAGACAGCGTGCGTCAGTTGATTTTGATGGACATGGCGTTCAATATGGGTGTCCCACGGCTCTGTAAATTTAAAAAAATGTGGAATGCTATCCACGAAGGTAACTTTGAAGCTGCATCTTACGAGATGATGGACTCAAGATGGGCACGACAGGTAGGACGACGTGCTAATAAATTGTCCGATGCTATGAAATCTGGTGAATTCTAATGGCTTCTAAAAATAACCTTTTTAAACAAACAGGCAGAGTAGGAGCCGCTGAGCAATTTATGAAGTTGATTGGCGGTGATGACGAAAAAAAATTTGAATATTACGCAACTGAGGAATACCCCCTTACCAATGACGAAGGGGAACCAACCCCTCGACGTTTTCACGAAGCATATGTTGACAATATGCAAGGATACTACAAGGAAAGAGGCATAAAAACTCCCGAACACCTTAGTAGTGTGGCTGCATATCTAGAGCACAGAGGTGCGTCAGGTAAGCGCGGCGGTGGTACACGGATGCCTAAGAAACATATTATGGAGCTGCCGACAAACAGCTCACAAAAACGGAGAAAGTAATGGCTGGACTAAGCTCAAAAGACGAGGCGCAAGCCCGTAGTAATTATTTTGATTTAAAGAGGGATGAGACCATGGCACTGAGCGAGTACCTAGAAAGCCCTGTTGCTGTAAAAGATTTAAAATCTAATCCCGCTCCTAAAGGTAGAAAAGAGGGCGGCATTGATGTTGCGCCGGGCAAAGCACGACAGACGTATTTAAGAACAGAAGAGGGCAAAGAAGAGAAAAAAGCTCGTAAAAGCCATAACGAAAGAATGGGGCCGAAAGATAAAGAAACCCAACGAAAGCTTGCTAAAGATGCTAAAAAAGCGGACGTAGAGAAAGGCAGAAAAATATTGTCTGAACGCAAAAGGGGCGGCACTACAGCTAAAAAACATATTATGGAATTGCCCACTAACGTGCCACGGCTACAAAGAGGTGCTAATCTCATGAATCCCGATAAAGCTGACTTAGACAAAGACGGTAATTTATCATTATATGAGAAAGCTCGTGGTCGCGCTATTGAAAAGTCTATGAATGAGAAGAAAAAGACCCGTGGCGCCTAGAATACCACGGAAAAAAGGTCAGCCTGCAAGAAGTAAGAAACATAGCGACCTTTACACTGATGAGAACCCAAAAGGCACTATAAAGGGCTTAAAGTTTGCTACCTCTAAAGATGCAGAGGCGTCCGTTCGTAAAATTAAAGCGTCAGGCCGAAGTCACGCTCACAAGACACAAGCTGCTATTGCTATGGAACAACGAGCCAAAGCAGCGGGAAAGGCTTCGGCAGCTAGTATATATCGCAAGTTTATCGAACAACAGAAGAGAAAAACTCGTGCATCCCGTAGAAGCTAGTATCCGGAAATGGTCTAAGGATTTCTTAGAGGTTCCGAATGAAAAATTAAATGGTATGCCCCCTTGCCCATATGCGCAGAAAGCGTGGGCAGAAAACCAAGTGATGTTCAGCATCAATAGCGGCCTTGAGGGGCTGTCGGATGCAGTTAGAGATTATAACCAACTTGGTTTTGACATTATTGTATGGGCGAGCGAAGAGCTGCCTGACATAGATTATCTTGATGGGTGGTGCGACGGCATGAACGAAGCACTGTCTATCGCCGGCAAAGACATGCACCTCATGGTGTTTCACCCAAACTATGATGCGGTGGATGCTGGATTAGATTTCCTGATTCATGATGAGCAGGAAGATTTAGAATACTGTATGGTATTCGTGCAGCGGTTATCGAAGCTTGATGATGCCGCAATGAGTCTGGAGAAGTCGGGATACTATAAGCACTTTCCAGATGATGTTTTTGAGAGCCTAGTGTTGGCAAGAAGGAATCTTAGATATGGTAATGAAGAAAACTAAAGCCCGTGGCGGCAAGATGAAAATGGCAGCTCGCAAGATGCGTGGCGGTACTCAGGTCAAAAAGATGCGTGGCGGCGGTGCTATGAAGATGGCATCTAAGCGTATGCGCGGTGGAATGACTAAGAAGAAATAATGCCTGTATTAGCTGGTGGTTCAAAATTTGTAACGCACGCAACTTCACTGACGACTACCAGTGATACAGATTGTTATGTTGTGCCTACTAACTTTTCATCTCACGTAGAGCATTTGCTTATTGGCAACAATGATAGCAGTAACAAAAACTACACACTCAAATATTATGAAGCCGCTACGACTACAACGCACACTTTATTTACAACGCACGCAGTAACTGGTAAAGGCTCTGAATCTGTATTTACTGTAGACAAACCTTTGTACATACACGAGGGTGATAAAATTATCATAGCTGCTGCAGATGCAAATACGTTAACAGTTGTGGTAGCGGCTGAAGAGTTCTACGACCCAACGAGGATATAAGCATGGCGCCTAAAAAGAAAAAATCTAAAAAGCCTGTGCCAACAAAACCAGCTTTGTGGAGTAAAGCTAAGGCAGAGGCAAAACGTAAATTCAAAGTATACCCATCAGCGTATGCAAATGGGTATGCAGCGAAACGTTATAAGGCTATGGGCGGCGGATGGAAATAGCCGCCACAGCCGCAATGTTTTGTATCTTGTTAACCCCCGAACAAACAAGGTGGGAAATGGATGCAAAAATAGTCAGTATGCATGACGCGATATCTACATGTCACGTAGCGCTGACTACACACGGGTTTGATAACCCCAATGATAAATGTTTTTGTGTCCACGTAGATGGATAAACGCATGAGGAAAAGAGATGATTGCCGAAACACTGGCGGGTATTGCGCTTGTAAAAAGCGCAGTAGACGGTATTAAATCGACTATAAACACCGCCAATGACATCGGCGACATTGCTAAATATGTAGATAACCTGCTCGAAGGCGAACAGCAGGTTCAAAAACAGAGGTCTAAGAAATCTGGTACCAGCTTAAGTGACCAGTTTGGAATAGAGTCCGTAGCGCAAGAAGTCATAGATGCTAGGCTAGCGCAAGAAAAAGTCCAAGAGATGCGCACCCTTGTCGATATGCGATTTGGCCCCGGCACATGGCAAAGTATTATAGATGAACGTGCAAAGCGAATTAGAGAAGCAAAAGAAGCTGCGGCAAAAGCAAAACGAGAAGCACAGATTAAGCATGACGAATTCCTAGAGAATTTAAAGATAACTGTTGCAGTGGGTATTATGGCTTTAATGGCAGTAGGATTTTTAATATTTGCTATGGCATCTATGGCAGCAATCACAGGAATGTAAGGATATTACCAATGGCTTACAAAGGGGGTCTTAGAAAATGGTTCAAAGAAGATTGGCGGGATGTAGCAACAGGAAAACCGTGTGGCCGCAAATCATCAACTAAATCTAAGAGAAAGTATCCAGCGTGTCGCCCGGCGGCGACAGCAGCCAAGATGTCCAAGGGACAGAAAGCTGCAGCCGTGCGTAAGAAAAGAAAAGCCGGAAATCCCGGAGGTAAACCAACCTCAATTAAATGGTCCGTTTCACCCTCTGGACGGAAACAGTCGACCAAACGGAAAAAGTCAAAAGCATGACCAGTAAACGTAATTATAGAAAAGAGTACGATAGCTACCATGCTCGGCCCAAGCAGAAAAAGCGTAGAGCTTCACGTAATGCTGCACGCGCCATTATGGCGAAAAAGGGCAAGGTTACTAAGGGTGATGGCAAAGATGTACATCACACTAGCGGTAATCCGATGAATAACAAGAAGTTATCTGTAAAGTCTCGTAGCCGCAATCGGTCGTTTGCACGGACTAAGACAGGTAGAAAGAAGAACCCACGTGCCTAATCAAAGACAACTCACAGAACTACAAACTAGATTCCTTGATGCTTTGTTTACCGAGGCAAAGGGGAACTACACACAAGCTATGCGGATTGCTGGATACTCTGAGACCACAAATCCTTATGCCATTATGCAATCATTGCGCACAGAGATTATAGAGCGTGCTGAGCTAGAGATGGCGGCTAACGCGCCTAAAGCTGTGCTGTCTATGGTCGGTGTTATTGATGACCCTACAGCTATCGGTAACAGAGAAAAGCTATCCGCCTCGCAACAAATACTTGACAGAGTGGGACTTTCCAAGGTAGAAAAGTTGAATGTGTCGGCAGAGAAGCCGATGGGTTTATTTATATTACCGGCGAAAAATGACGACAGCATCCCAGAGACTGAATCCGACGAATAGGTATGACAAAGCAAATGGCCCCAGAGTCCCTTGGGGGTATAAGCGGTCAGAGTTTGACCCCCAGTTGCTGGAACCTATCGAAGAATACTTAGAAGCCTTGGAAGAAGGCATCGCATATTTAAAAACCTCGTCCTACCCAGAAGTAGCTCGGTGGCTTACGGATTACACAGGAATACGAATTACCCCAATGGGCCTGTGGAAACGTGTAAAACGTGACGCATCGGATAGACGAAAGCATGTTGAACAAAAACGCCGTGCCGCCAAGACCGCGGCCCAAGGCAACATCCAAACCCAAAACTAAAGAACAGCGGGAACAGGAAAAACTAAAACGTGCTAAGCGGTCTGCGCGAACTCAGCTTAATATGGCCCAGAAGAAACTGGCTAAGCTGACACAGCAAGAAGAAGCGAGTAAACAGCCAGAACCCCAGCTCATTGGTAGCGGTGCTTACCAGCCTGTTGAAGAACAGCAAGATGAAATCTTATTTGAGCCAAACGCTGGCCCACAGACAGATTTCTTGGCATCATCAGAGCGAGAAGTATTATATGGCGGCGCAGCAGGGGGCGGTAAATCTTACGCTCTGATTATTGACCCGCTACGCTACTGTAACAATCAGAACTTTAACGCGCTTATTTTGCGTCGTACGAATGATGAACTGCGCGAACTGATACATAAAAGTCAGGAGATGTACCCTAAAGCATATCCCGGCGCAAAATGGATGGAGAAGAAGAGCCAATGGACCTTCCCATCCGGTGCTAGAATCTGGATGACATATCTAGAGCAGGACAAAGATGTTCTGCGTTACCAAGGTCAGGCGTTTACTTACATTGGCATAGACGAACTGACGCAATATTCGACACCTTATGCTTGGGATTATTTACGCTCGCGCCTTAGAACTGCAGACCCATCCCTCCCGGTATTTATGCGGGCGACGACCAACCCTGGTGGCCCGGGGCATGCGTGGGTTAAGAAGATGTTCATTGACCCTTCGCCGCATAACACATCGTTTTGGGCGACTGATATCACTACGGGCGAGACGCTGGTTTATCCTGAACGCCATAGCAAAGCGGGGACGCCACTGTTTAAACGGCGTTTTATTCCGGCTAAACTGTTGGATAATCCGTACCTTTATGAGCAAGGCGACTATGAAGCCATGCTGCTCTCACTGCCTGAAGTACAGCGTAAGCAACTCCTAGAAGGCTCATGGGATATTGCCGAAGGTGCAGCGTTTTCAGAATTCAATAGGTTATACCATGTTACAGAACCTTTCAGTATACCTAACTCATGGCGCAAATTTAGGGCTTGCGATTACGGTTACTCCTCTGCTACCGGCGTTCTGTGGTTTGCTGTAGACCCTACAGATGAAACGCTAATAGTCTACCGAGAACTGTACGTAAGTAAAGTAACTGCAAAAGAGCTAGCATATATGGTGCTAGAAGCAGAAGAAGGCGAATCAATTCACTATGGTGTACTTGACTCGTCCCTATGGCACAAGCGAGGAGATACAGGCCCAAGCTTAGCTGAACAAATGATTGTCGAGGGATGCCGCTGGCGCCCGTCTGACCGTAGCCGTGGTAGTCGTGTAGCGGGTAAAAACGAAGTACATAGACGGTTAATGGTCAACGACGAGACTGGCCGAGCTGGCATGGAAATATTTAGTAACTGTACTAATTTAATAGCACAGTTGCCAACACTACCATTAGATAAGAATAACCCCGAAGATGTCAACACTAAAGCTGAAGACCACCTGTATGATGCTTTGCGATATGGTATTATGTCGCGTCCTCAATCACGGTCCATTTTTGATTACCCAAGTCAAATACCAACACAAAGATGGCAACCCGCTGATGCAAGTTTTGGATATTAGGTATGCCAGCAATTTTAGATAGATTGGTATCTCAATTAAAAGCAAAAGGTATGTCTGAAAAAGCTGCGTTTGCCATTGCCACTAAGCAGTTACAAAAGTCTGGAAATTTAAAGAAAGGCACCAGTAAAGCTACTCCCAAAGGTAAACGCCGAGGTAAAATGTCACCAGCTCAAAGAGCTATTGACCGTGCTTCAAAAAAATCAGGTAAACCAAAATCTGCATATAAGTATAACGCCAAAACTAATACGGCAGTATTGAAAAAGTAAGGACACACTATGGCTGAAGAAGAACACGTAGAAGCTCTTATCTTTGAACCTAAGTCTGGTTCAGAAGAACTTGCTGACTACATCCGTGGAAAATTTGAAACAGTAGAATCCAGTCGGCAAGACGAAGAAGAACGTTGGCTTGACTCCTACCGTCAGTACCGTGGATTATATGGTCCTGATATGCAGTTTACTTCTACTGAAAAATCTCAAGTATTTATTAAAATTACTAAGACTAAAGTTCTTGCAGCTTACGGTCAAATTATTGACGTGCTGTTTGCTGGTCAACGTTTTCCCCTTGGTGTAGACCCTACACGTATTCCTGAAGGTGTTGCAGAAGCAGTCCACTTTGACCCTAAAGACCCAGAAAACTCTATGCAAGAGCTAGGAGATATGTATGGATTTACTGGCGATGGAAACGAGTTGCCACCGGGTGCCACTACTAAAGATTTAGAAGAACTAAATCTTGGCGTGTTCTCCGATGAACTGTCTGCGATTGAAGATGATTTGCGCGAAGGCATCGGTAAAACTCCTACTGCACAGACGTATGCACCTGCACATGAAGCTGCAAAGCGTATGGAAAAGAAAATACTTGACCAACTTGAAGAATCTAGCGCATCCAAACATTTACGTCTAACTGCGTTTGAGATGGCACTATTCGGCACTGGTATTCTTAAAGGTCCGTTTGCTCTTGATAAAGAATACGCTAATTGGGATGACGAAGGTAATTACGACCCATTGTACAAAACTGTACCACGTGTAGAAAATGTTTCAATATGGAATTTCTACCCTGACTCTGATGCTAAGAACATGGATGAGTGCGAGTATGTTATCCAGCGTCACCGTATGAGTCATTCAGATTTACGCGCACTTAAAAAGCGCCCTTACTTTCGTCACGAATCTATTGATGAAGCCATTGCTATGGGAACTAATTATGTTCGTAAGTGGTGGGAATCTGATATCGAAGACTACCGCAATACATATGACGTAGACCGGTTTGAGATACTTGAGTTCTGGGGCAACATTGACAAAGACGCAGCAGAAGAAGCAGGACTTGAAGTACCTGCAGACCTCAAAGATGTAGACACTATTCAGGTTAACTGCTGGATTTGCCAAGATAAAATCTTGCGTCTAGTTATTAACCCGTTCACCCCACAGCGCATCCCGTATTTTGCTGCGCCATATGAGTTAAACCCATACTCATTCTTTGGTGTTGGGCTAGCAGAGAACATGACAGATACCCAGCAACTGATGAATGGCTTTATGCGGATGGCAGTAGATAATGCTGTATTGTCCGGCAATCTTATCTTTGAAATTGATGAAACTAATCTTGTTCCGGGACAAGACCTTGAGCTGTATCCGGGTAAGGTATTCCGTCGGCAAGGTGGCGCACCGGGGCAAGCTTTGTTTGGTACTAAGTATCCAAATGTTAGCTCTGAGAATATGATGATGTTTGATAAAGCTCGTCAACTTGCTGATGATGCTACTGGTATTCCGTCTTACTCGCATGGCCAAACAGGCGTCCAAGGCACTGGCCGTACAGCCGCTGGCATTTCTATGCTAATGGGTGCAGCACAGCTAAGCGTCAAAGGCGTAGTCAAGAATATTGATGACTACTTGCTTCAGCCTTTGGGGGAAGCTTTCTATGCATTTAATATGCAGTTTGACTTTGACCCAGATATTAAAGGGGATTTAGAAGTCAAGGCACGGGGCACTGAGAGCTTGATGAAAAACGAGGTGCGGTCACAGCGTCTTCTGCAATTGCTTAACATTGCTGGCAATCCTAATCTTGCATCATTTGTTAAGTTCTCTGTCCTGCTTAAAGAGTTGGCACAGTCTATGGATTTAGATGCAGAGAAATTCATCAACGATGAACGGGAAGCATTCCGTCAAGCACAAATCATTCGTGAGGCTGGGGGCATGCAACCACAGCAACAACAACCGCAAGGCATGAGTCCTATGGATATGTCCGGTGGAGGCGGCGGTAACATCGGCGTAGGTGGTGCAGCTGTACCAGGCGAACAAGGCTTTAGTGCCGCAGGACAACAACCAGAACAACAACAGGGGGACGCGCAAGCGCAGTTAGCTAGTATATTAGGAGGTCTACAGTGACGCCAGAAGTAGCTAAAAAACTACTACCCCTTGTAAATACAAAGAAAAACACAGACGCTTTAGAGCTATATATGGGAGAGCGAGTTAAAGACGCTCAAAAAACTTTAGAGCAATCTACGGACATAGTTACAATTCACATGGCTCAGGGCGCCATACGTGAATTACGCAGACTGGCCAGCTTGCGTAGCGAAGTAATATCTAAGGCAGAAAATGGCACTTGAAAGAGGACTCACCGCAGTAATACCTGAGGAATTTTATGAAAAACCTTTCATACGAAGGATGCTTGACCCATCTACTCCTACCACAGAAGTAGATGGTGAAGAAGCTTCTGTAAAAACTATGTCTATGGATGGTAAACTTTTCCCAACTGTAGTCCCTCAAGAACAAGCTGATGGTTCGTTTGCCCTAATGCAGTTAGAACCAAAGGCTGCATACAACTTAGCAATGGAGACTGGTAATTTTATACAGTTTGATAGCGATAAAGAAGCTGACAGAGCTTCTAAAATACTTAGTGATGAAGCTTACGCACTTCGCCAAGCTTACAAAAACAACCAAAATTTTTTAGCACAGGGAGGCAAAGGTCTCGGTGATGTAGAGTTTCGTGCAGATATGGAGCCTTATGTAGGTGGTGATGAATTAACTAGATTGGGACTAGAGTTATATCGTAGAGGCGAAATTGAATTAAAAGCCATTACCAAAGACCAAAATAAACGAATAGCGCGTAACGGAAGTGAAATTTTAGGACAATTTCAAGGGACAGGGGGTGGAACAAAACCAAGCATACTTGGTGAAGCTGTTACTAGAGATATAAGAAATCAAAATCCCTTAACTAAGGAAAGCATCATGCAATCACCTCGTCTTGCTACATACGTTGCAGGAGTGTCCGATTTCGAAGGAAGAGACCCAGACACCACGTATTTTCGACCCCGTGGGCAATCAGAATTAGCGGCTTTACATGAACTTAGGCATGGTGCTTTAGAGTATTTATTCGATAATACAGACTTAAAAAACCAAAAGTATTTTAAGAACTATGACATAGATGTTGAAGAAGACATCATGGACATGATTGATAATAGAATAATTAAAGAACAGAACATCCCCCTAGAAATGGATAAAGTTTCTAAATTAGACCCTAAGTATATCGGTGGCAGGGATAGGTTAGAAACTGTAACGAGATACGCTACCGAGGCGTTAGATAAATTAAACGTACCTAAACCTGATGAGCAAACGCAACCAAGTATGTTAAATCGTTTACTCGGTAAAGAGCAAGGAGGAATAATGATGGCTCAACAAGGACAAACAGCGTTGCCAATGACACAGGCAACTTCAGCACCGCAAGGAGGCGGACCAAAAAGTGCTAACCCCGCAGCAAAACCTGCATTAGTACCAGCCCCTCAACAGGCTCCTCGCCCCGGTGAACAAGACCCTAGAGATGCCGCTATTAAAGAAGTAGCAGATAAGATGAAGCCGCAGACACCTCCTGCCCCTCTGGCTCAACCAGTTGGGGGTCTGGCCGCACCGCAGCAACCTCCTGCTGAACCTGTACCAATGATGGCAAAGGGCGGAACTCCCGAAGAGAAGCCCGAAGGTCTTGCCGTAATGATTGGTCTTGGAGCGCCGACCCCCTCATACGAAGACGCTGCCGAAGGTAATCCTCCACCGGGCGCGACGAAGGAAGAAGTAGCTGATGACCAACTCGTATTGCTCAGCGAGGGCGAACTTGTTGTGCCTGCTAACGTAGTTCGTTATCATGGCCTTGGTACATACGAAGGCATGCGCCGCGAAGCTCTGATGGGATTGCAAGATATGGAGCAAAACGGCCAGATTGAGTACGTTAGCGGTGGCAAGGAAAAAGCTGACAAAATTGATGAAAATGGCGGAATTGTAAAAGCCCAAACAGGTACATTTTTAATGACTAATCCCCAGTTTCCGGGACAAACCATCTCACCTGTTTATAAGCCCATGACATTTCAAACTCCTGTAGCAGCATCTCAACAGTTTGTTACAACTCCGGGACAACAGCCTACTGCTCAAACTGGCACTGTAACCTCCCTTGGTTTGCCTACAGCGCAATCCACCACTGCTTTAAGTCCTTTGCTGTTGCCTACCGTGCCAAGCGATATCACTGGCGTGTATGCACCTAACGTGGGTCAGTATGCACAATTCCAAGATAAAGCTGATAGCGGAGATACAACCACTCCTACTACTCCTACTACCCCT